ACCGGCGGCTATTATGTCGTTCGTGTAGTCTACGATCTTGGTTTTGAGGGTAGAGACTAGCATAAGCCACTCGTCAGTCTGGATGAAGGAGTGAAAATTGATAGCCATTAGGCTTCACCGCCGGGGCTCTCAGCGCTCTCCACACCCTCTTCCTGGGTCCCTGGCTTGCCTGGCTCACTCTGCGTATTCCCCTCCTCGCCGGGGCGTATACCCTGCTTAGCCATCTGCCCCTGCTGTTGTGTAGCCATCGCGGCTTGAGCCTGTCGTATCATCATAACCTGCTCGTACATTTGCTGAGTTTCCATTATGTGCCGCTGGAGCATCTGCACTGCCTCGGGGCTAGCCATCTCCATTAGGTCAGTACGGGAGGCGGTCTGTATATGCGCTTGGAGGTGTAAGCCAAAGTTCTCGCCCATGTGAGGCTCGGGGTATACCCCACCCTGCATCATCTTCCACTCATCTAGGGGCATAGGGGAGTCGGGCGGCACGTCCGGCTGGTGTATAGGCACGCCCTTGTAGTCCGAGGTGTTGAAGAGCTTTTGGGTGGCCATGTAGATAGTATCCGGCTTCACGATCCCGAGCTGTAGCATAAAGGGGTTGAGGATAATAGAGAGCATATTCATCGAGGTCTGCCGCTCTATCTCCTTAGAGAGCTGCCGCACATTACCAGTGAGCTGGAGCTTTAGCTTCCCCTGTATTCGATCCATAGAGAGGCTCTTCACGATATCCTTCTCGTTAGGCCCTCCTAACTGAAATATCCTCTCTCCTTTGGCGTGCTGTTGGTAGAGTCCAAATATCCTAGAAAGTAACTCCTCAACACGACGAAGTATTGTCGTTGCGATGTACTCAGTTCGGATATCAATGGCTTGAGCGGTACCCATGAACTCAGTAGCAGATGTTCGTTTGGAAGTATACGTACCAACTCCTGGATCTCCCATTCCGGCGAGTTCACTAGCATACTTACGTACCAAGCCTTCCTCCTGGAAGCCCCACACCGGACTCCAGGATATAGGGGGGAAGTAGACAGACTTGGGGTCTTTTACGGGGTAGAGCTGCCCGGCCCGCAGCTCCATGATAGTATGGGGCATGCCGGCAAGGGGGGAGTAAAAGCCAAATGGTACTGTAGAGATAAGGGCGGAGTTGAGCCGGAAGTTATGGATTCCGTCCATCTCTGTCTGAGCGTTTCTAAGCCACTCACATAGCCCAACGGAGTAGAATCGTCCAGGGACGGGGATGAAGTCGTGTTTAACAGGGGATCTATAGCCATCTTTGTTTAGGTCGTCTAGTAAGGCAATACGGAGGATTGTGTAGGAGCGAGGAGCTAGCCATACAGCCATACCCTGGCGTTTGCCCTTGTACCATACCCAACCCTCCCAACGGTAGATTTCGACCCAGCGGCGCTCGTAGTCATTGCCGCGCACGTACGCTGTGCCTATAGAATCCGCGCCTTCTACTACGTCGAACTCTTTGGTCGTGTCCTGTGGGATAAAGTCGCTGATCTTCGCGGAGGCGAAGGATATTACAGTCTCAAACTCCGCTTGTGTAATGTCGAAAACCTCACGCTCCCGGAGCATATCTATCTCCGTCGCGGCTAGCCAACTCCGTATCCCAAAGAACGGTAGATCCTCTACCTTCTCCGCGGTGTTGACTACAATAACATCCTCGATATTAGGAAGGTCTACCTTCACCCCGTCGAAACATACCTCCTCTACCTCTATCTCTAGAACCAGAGTCTCATCCTCTATAAGAGCTAGGACATAGGCCGGGTCGTCTAGGTCTTTGAAGTAGACTTCGTAGGCCCCGAGGGTGTTCTCATCCGCGAGAACTTGGTTTACCAAGAGACCTATCTGGGAAAAGGTTTGGTTAATCGCGGCTTCTATCTGCGTGGAGACCTGAGCCTCTACAATAAGCTCGAACTCCCTAGTGTAGCACTTCCTCTCCACTACACGATCGTAGTAGGGGATAGGGAGGGCTATACCATCTATGAGGAGGTAGTGGAGGATGGAGTTTAGGATATCGGGGAATTTGACGATATTGAGGAGTTCCCAGGAGAACCATTTCCCAATTTCGACGAGTTGTTCCTCCTGGAGAGGTTCTATGAGGGAGTAGAACTTGACGATATCCCCGTCCCCGAGGATTATCTTCATAAGGCGGCTTTTCCACTGCTCTACGAAGGTAGAGGTGAGGGGGACTTTGACGTTAGCGGATTGCTCGCCCAGGGGACCTGTGGTATTGGGGACTGGGGTACCACGCCAGTTGTTCATAAACTCGACGTGGTTATCGCGGAAGCCCTGGTTAGTGGCCGCGGCGTCGAAGAAGTCTTGGGTTATACGTATAGCTAAACTCCTCCTATCATCTTGACTAAGCTTAATACGTGTCTTCTTACGTTTCCTGGTAATAAGGGCATTTATGAGATCATCGCTCTCGGGGGCGATTTGGGGGAGAGCGTAGGACTGGAGGTCCAGGGGCATAGACATATTATATACCCGACCTTCTTCTATTTGGCAAGATTTCTTCAATCATAGGCATAACATCCATATTCCGAGTTGGGCGCTGTCCTTGATCGCGGAGGTAAGGGGCTTCTATTTGGGAGCGGCCTATGCCAAGGAGGACCTGGAGAGCGTAGGGGTGTATATCTGGCCAATACTTACGCCGCGCCGGCTCGTACTGGGAGGCTATATCTATATTAGAATAGCCAGCCTGCACGCTACGTTTGAGAGTATCAATTAGATCATGGAGGTCTTGGGTGTTGGTAGGGGACGGCGGCCCTGTTACACGCTTCTGGGTATCTAGCATCTCCTGCGTAAGCTTCTTCGCGGCCTTCTTCGTAGCTTGCTTAGTAGGCTTCTTCTCTTTCTTCTTAGTAAGAGTGGCCATTAGTTAAGCCTTCCCCCACTGATACTAAAAGGGTAAGGAGAGCGTACTATGTTAGAATTAAGGCTAAGTGAATCCCCACCCCTTCCGAGGCGCGCTATCCTCCCATAGGGAGTAATCTCCCTAGAGGTCTGTATTACTTTATGGCCGTGTACGAGGGCGTCGAACTGGAGGTTCTCCATTACGATATAACGGCAGATATCCGGGAAGTCTTTGTTGAGCTGCCGGGGCTTCTCTTTTATATCCTTTTGGTCCCTGGTGGTGTGGTTAGCCCAATCATCCCAGGCGTAGCGCTGGAATTGCCAAATAGGGCCATAGCGTCCGCGGCATTGAGTGGTAAACATAAGACCGGGACGTTGTGTCTTATCGTGTATGCGAAATGCAGTATACATAGCAGAATGGCCAATGTTAAGGTCATCCTGGCCCAGTACAACATCATAGCCACCCTCACTAAACACCTGCTCCCAGCTTATCTGGTTTATCTGCTTAGCCGCGCCCCTGTTCGGGTCCATTATACAGAGGCGTACGGGGGATGGTATGCCTAGCTCTCGCTCCTTGTCCTTTACTGTTCGGAGAATAGTATCCGTATCTCCTCGGGCGAGGACGTAGTCTAGCACTATAATCTCGGACTCGGGGTTAAGGGTGCAGAATAGGACGTGGACCGGGCGGCGTTCGTGAGGATCTACCCCTATGAAGTAAGGCCACCTCTCCGGTAGCTCAAAGGGAGGTATAACATAGGGGTCTCTGTCGGCAAAATATTTGTAGATAAGTCCAGTGAGGGAGAAGGGTTTGCCGCTTTCTCTAACCTCTCTCTCTTCATCCGATAGAGAGTCCAGGAACGCCGCTTTGGCTTCTTGGGAGAGCCATTCATTATCGTGAATCTCCGCGGCGAAGAACTGGGCATAGTCTTTCTCCTGCTCGTCAAATAGCCACGCCTCCTTTAGGAGGGTAGCCGTAACATACATTCTGCCACCTGTTGATACGATGCCTCGGAAAGCAGCCGTGTACACCGAGTGAGGAGGGGGCTCGTCAAACCATACTTGATTCCAGTCCTTTCCCTCCGCCGTCTCTGAGCCTTGGGCGTACGTCTTGAACTTAAGGATAGAGTCATTTTCGAGGATAAGCTCGGTAGGGCAGTTTTGGGCATTGCGCACTACTCTTCGTATGATAGATTTAGGCCACCAGCTCTGGATAGTGGGGAGGATAGTATCGCGGTGGGACTCGAAATCCTCGGTGAAGACTATGCCGGTGGCGGGGGTAGGGTAAGAGACATGTTGCCTCTGCTCCCGATTCCACAGTGGCTTACCCCATAGCCGCTCGCCCATTAGAATAGCCCCGCTAGTAGTCTTCCCGGTCTTATTCCCGGCTAGGAACAGACATACCCTCTTCTCCGAGGGATAATCCCAGAAGGACTGAAACTCGCGCTGGCCGCCCTGGTTAGGGCTATAGAATCGAGAGGGGTCGGAGAGTATGAGGTGGGAGAGTTTTTTCTTTAGGGAGGCTATTTCTATGAGTTTGTCGCGGGGGAGTGTGAGGAGTTGGGAGGAAGAGGGCAGGAGCCGGCGAAGCGTACGTGGGAGGAAATCCACGGGTATTCGGCTCTGGAATATCCTCTTATGCGTCGCCATCTACCTGCCCAACCCCTCCCCTACCAGTGAGAGCCGTTAGCTTGGTATCGGAATTGGAGTCTTGTAAGCCCGGGCATCTTTGAAGATTAGAGCCTTAGAACCGTCGGTGGCGATGGAGATACAAGCCACGTAGGCAGCCTGAGCCTCCAGACCATCAGGGCCTTTGTACGCAATGGTGTTGAATCGGTGGGCGGAGTCGCCGGCCTCTAGGCCTACCATAACCCAATCTGGCATCGTGGCACCCCCTACCGTACCGTAGTAACGTCGAACTTCACATCTACAGAGTCGCGCTTCTTGAGATGGACGATAAAGTCCTTGGAGATTTGATTCACACCCTCGCCGAGGCGGCCATCTGCCTCTAGGTGCAGCCTAACATCGCCCTCTGTGACAGAGGCCGCGCTAGTGGCATGGAAGAGGAGTGGAACGTCGATATCTACAGTAAGAGCGACATCCGCATTATCCGAGGTGAAGTCTACATTCTCCACCTTCCCTGGAGTATCCGTGGCCGTTACAGGGAGCAACTTGATCGTAATCTCCCCATCTTCAAATAGATCAGCTTCTGTTGCGATTGCCATTGTACCATCCTCCTGTTTTAGTAGAAATCGAACGTCTATGGTTACTAGGGGGTTACGTAAGAAATAAGCGAGAAGAAGTGCTAGGATAACTAAGAGAACTAGGTAGATAGAGAGACCCATTAGTCATCATCGAAGAGGGTAGGGTTAGTGCAGTAGCGATGGAGGGAGAGCCTCTCGACCCTCCGCAGCCGGCGGATCAGTAAGAGATTCAAGTATCTCCCGCCTAATATCCGCCTCCGATTTTCCGCGAAATTCCTCTTCAATATGGTCATGTCTTCGGATCTCGATTTGGCGGAGAGGTACATGTCCGCTTAGCTCTAGAATCTCTTGGGTAGCTTTGTTGGCTACGGCATCGTTGGCGGAGAACATAAGGTCCATCTTGCGGGAGAGGGCGACCGGGGCGGCGGCCTGTAGGGTAGTCTGTACCTGTATACTCGTATCCAGAACGTGATTCTCTAACCGCTTATATATCTCCGCGCACTCGGGGCTGCTTAGGATACTAGAAACCCAGGAGTCTGAGCGGCGAAGCCGAGCGGCTATTTCAGCGTTAGTATGCCCCTCCCAATGGAGCTTTACTACATGGAGGTGGAGAGGAGTAAATTTGCGCATCTCTTGGGCTCCTAGGATAGAAGAAAGACTAGGTAGGGGCAGCTACCTAGTCTCTAGGGGGAAACATAGAACCGTGCGGTCGAGGCTCTAGAGCAGCTCGCCAGACTGCGACGCGAGGACGAAACAGCCTCCAGGCCATACAGGGGCGGCCAGGATGGGGGCGAGCGGCGAGGACGCGGCGCGGCATGGGAGGGAGGGTAGCACGGGGCGGCGCGGCTGTCACTATACCGAAATACCCCACCCCCTCCCTCCAGAGAACCCCTCCCCCTTCCGGAGCTAGAGCTAGAGCCTAGAGTTAAAGTCTACGTTAGGTTAGTTTTAGCGAAAAATCAGTGTGGGAACCTTCGTGGGTGGGAGGGGAGCGATGATGGCACCCCCCGGTGCGGCCTCTACTAGGGAGCTAGCACCAGGCACTAGCCGCGCGCCTCTCTGATATATAGACATGATGTATAGCTATGACGCAGTGTGTCATATATAGGGCCAAAGAAAAGGGCCTATGGGGGGCTGTCCCATAGGCCCTTGTGCTAGGTTAGTTAGCTACTAGCCAAGCTTGCTGAAGTCCGGGCCAGCGGCGCGCTTACCCTTGCGCCCCTCGGCTCTGAATTCCTCGGTGATCTCTGCCAAGCCGTTCTTGTAGACGTTATTACGAATGCCTTGATTCATCGAATTGATTTGCTCCGCGTAGTCGATTGGCAGGGACTTGGCAAAGTTAAGGCCATGATCCACCACCGTGACTTCCACAGGCTTGTTGTCGCGCATCGCCGTGGTGGTTTCCTTTTCAGGCTCGCGACTAGGCACGCTGTCGCTAGGAATAGCGCGGGCAATTTCCAGCGGCTTGCCATCCTCTCCCAGCAACTCATTGTGGATCACGATCACTTCCGCCCCAGCGGCGATGCGCGACGCCTTGTCCACCCATTCCGCCACAGCCTTGTCATACGAGGCCTTATCAATCGGGGCCGTAGGCGCGACTACCATAGGATAGGCGCGGGCCATGACATGCTGCGCGCCGTCCGTGGTGTTCGTTTGTGAGTTGGTGGGGCAACTCACGTTGCCGATTTCGCCCTGACGAAGGATGACCGGAGCAACCTTTGCGGCTACCTTTGTTGCTGCTGCGTCTGCCATTGTACTATTCCTTTCAGTTAAGTGAGTAGTAAAGGCTACTCGGCCAATTCCAAGTCTACCCCACCACATCGCACACAAGCCGGGACTAGGGAAAACGTCTTGAATGTCTTGCCACATTCCAGGCACACCACCTTGGTAGGTTCGCGCTTCATCTTCTGGGCTGCTTTCATGTCGAATTCCTCCGACGTGGGTACTGGTCAGCGCGGCCAGCAACGCGAGCGCGGCGAGGATTCCCGTCCCGGCCGTTTGGATTGCTCTGTGTGTCATCACGGTCACACTACCCTATCTCATTAGATACGTCAACACAATTCAGGGGCCTAGGCGAAGATTTCTTCCCCTAGACATATGTGGCACGCGGCTTGCGAGAGCGCAAGGTGGGCGGCGCTCGCCGGTCCCTGCCCCGCGCGGCGATCTAGAGCGAAGAGAAGGCGAAACTCTCGTATACTATACCTACACTATAGACACTATTGTAGTGATTATACTAGACTATGCTATTTAGCAAAATCGCGAAAAGGGGGATGGGGCACGGCCCACAGAAGGCGAACACAAAGCGAAAGGGTCTCTAAAGAGTTGACATCGGCCCCTTATCAGTGGTATGCAGTCACCATGACCACTGCCTCTCGCTCCCGCTCTCCTCCGCTCTCTTCTTTTCTTTCTTCTATTCTATATTTATATTATATATTATATTATAGAAGAGAGAGAGAGAGAGAGAGAGAGAGAGAGAGGGGGA